TTTGATTTGGTTAAACTTTTCTAAGAACAGTTGCCAAGCATAAGCGTCTTGTTGCTTAACCTTTTGCATAAGTTCTTTGTTAGTTGATAACCATTCATTGTAAGCACCGAGATGAGAGACTTTATCAAGCTCAGTTAATGCTTCTGTTAGTGTCTGGTCCGATTGTACTATCGCTCCAGATACTTCCTCAGCAGAAGCTATCTTGTCATTGGTTAAGCCAAGCATTGCTAAAGCTCTTCCAACAGCAGATGTTTCAGCGTTTTCAAGTGCTGAATTTTGGTTGATACGACTAGCGGCTCTAAGCTCTTCAGCTAGTCCAGTAGATACAAGCTTATCGTCTATAAAGACTTGAGCTTTAACAATAACTTTTTTCTCATCTTGATATTCAAGCGTTGAAGATATTGTTGCTGCTGTACCTAGATTTCTTCTTAATATTCCAATCCGTAAAGCAACTGTTGCATAATCGTTGTTGTGTATTTTGATAGTCGAACCATTTAAACTCTTCTTAAAGTCGTTGATGGTAGAGACTAATTTATCAGCTGACATATATAATAACCTCCTATGATTAGTGTTGTGTAGTTGATGAGTTGTGGAGACATTATGTATTGCTCCAAATCTTTTTAGCTCTCGCCAGGTGCTTAGATCCAATATTCCAATAGAACTGATGATCAAATCCAGGCTCAACATCTTTAGCTATTTCAGCTAAGATCATGTCAGGCTCTTCAAGATCTATGTATCTAGCAAGTAATCGTTCTTTACGAATACAGTTTCTAATAAGTTGTTCGTAATAATTATTTAAATTTTGTATTTCTAAGTCAGCACAATTCTTTTCAGTAAAGACTATGTGGTCATCTGCAGTTAGATAAATAAGATAAGGATTAATCCGATTTAATTTTCTTAGGCTGAAACAATAAAAAGCCAACTGCTGCAGATGGTTAACCAATGGAGCGGATGGCAGTTTGGCAGAAGCAAAAGACCTAGTGCCATCCTTCTTTACTTTACCTGGTCGTTGCCAACTGGTTTTCAATTCACAGACCGAAAGGAACGGAGCATCGCTAGATATGGATTGCGATGACGCTGCAGCAGATCGCTCTGGTGCATTAAAATCTGTAAAGTGTACGTCAGTTCTACCAACAACTGGTAAAGAAAGTCTGTGATCAGTATGATTGATGCTATCTTCTGCAACAACCTTTTCTGAATTTAATATTCCAATTTTTTCAAAAGCTAAAAAGCCTTGTTGTATTGTTTGAGGTATAGTTTCCTGGAAGTGTTCTTTTTTTTCTCTGTCTTTATCGTTAACAGGAATATACTCCATAAATTTATCCATTGCTTTTGCAATAGCTTCATCTTTAGAAAGTTTTGTATTTTTATGTGGTGCAAGTTTTTTTTGATTTGGATTGAAGGACCAGATGTCATGAGAGTAATGCCATTGAATAGCATCATTTGTTGCGACACCAGCAGCCATGTTCGAATTTCCTTCAAACTCTCTTCTTTGTTCTTGAGTAGAAAATAAATATCTGAATGCGTAGATACCTTCAGGCATTGAGCTTGAAGTGGGGGAGTGATGGTTAATTTTTAGGAGTTCATTTAATTTTTGAAAACCGTCTAATTTTAATTCCTCTAAAGGATCTATAAGTTTTGTTTTTAATATCATGAGTATGGAATACTCTGACAAAAACTTTTATTATATGTGAGGTTGGTTTGTTTGGTTTAGGTTCTTACTTAACTGAGATTTTTTTCTTTGGTTTAGTTTCCGCTGTTTCCTCTGTTTCCACTTGTTGGAACATCGTTTGTTTTAGCCAATTTATTATAGATGCTCTTTGATAAAGAATAACAAGACCATCTTTTAAAAACATTGGACCTCTCAACTTTCCTTCGTCTATGCTTACAGATCTAAAATTTTCTAGCATATCTTTATCAAGTCCAAACTCGGTTTCTACATCTTTAGGTCTTAAAAAGGCTTTTAATTGCTGAGGATTGTAGTCTTTAATAATCATGGTCTATTAATGTAATCCTCATCATCTGGACCTGGAATATCCATTTGTTCTTGTAATCTATCAACAGCTTCTCTGACTATTAATTCTTCTTTTGCAGATAGATCAGCTTTTATTTTTTTAGCTTCTTCTTTGATGTCAATTTTTTTCTCATACTTTGCTTTACCATAAGCAGCTGTACTAATAACTGATTGTAATTTCTTATCAGCCATAATTAATGCTTTTATTTTTTGATGGTTCATTTGATCTACATAATCATCAATGTTATCTTCAAGCTGTTCTTCAATAATAGATTTCATTTGATTATTTTTAAAAATTTTTAAAGCTTTGACTTCATCAGTTCTGCTCTGAGTATAAATTTCATTGTAAGCTTTTTGAATATCAATTTTTTTATCTGAAAAAACTTCTGATGGATTTATAAGAGCTACAAGTGGTGCAACAAAAGTTGGAGTAATGTCATCAATAACAATTCTTTGACCTTCTTCTAAACCAACAAAATCTTCGTAGCTATGGAAATCTTCATCAGGAGTTACACCTGAAATATCTATTACTGTTGGATCTATACTGTGAATATCTACAGTTCTTCCATTTCTATTTTTTTTATAAGTTCCAATAAAATATCTTTGTCTTATTTCGCCACCAACTAAATTTTTTAAATTAGTTCCAACTATTACCATTTGATCTTCTAAATCTATTGGCTCATTTGAATTATAATAAAAACCTACATGACCATGCAAATGAGAGTTTGGACTATCAATTTTAATTGCTTTAACATCAGGTCTATAAATTTCTCTTGGACATTCTATAACACCTAAGTTTTCATTTGCAGTTATTTCAGAAGCATAAACTGAAAGTCTTTCGATTGATGATTGTTCTAATGTATCTGCAGATCCCCAGACTGGAATTGATAAATCATTAAATAAAATTTTTGCTGGATCACAACCTAAAACTTTTGCATACTTGATTGCAGCATCTCTTGAAATTTCAAACGTACCTTTTAAATGTCTAAACAATGTAGTTTCGTTTTGACCTGAAAGTAATGCAACATCTTTTAATGACATTCCACTTTCTTTAATTTTTTGGTCCAATAAGATTGATGGATTAGTGATGTCGTAAATTCCATAATTATTATTTCTATATAATCCTAAATTTAAAACCGTTTTATTTTTGCTTGGCTTGTTTAATAAATTTACTAAAGTTTTTTGCCATTCATCATTAAATATTGAAGATAAACTTAGACTTATCTTTGACGCTTGTTTGGCAGCTAATTTATAAACTTCATCTGATGGACCTTCTATAGTTCTGTTGATCTTATCAAATTCAGCAAATTTTTTAGTTCTTTTTTTATCGTACCAAAAATCAAAAGTTACTGTTGCAATAACCTGATCTCCTAACAATCTCATTTCAATGTATGGAATTTTTCTTTCTGTTGTATATGTAGAAATTAAATTTTTTGCAGATAGTCTTTGATTAGCTTCTGATAGTTTTGGATCATATCGATCAATTAATTTCATATATAGGCTTTTATAGAATACTGGCAGTTATGCAACTTTTTATTTCTATTTATGCAACTTTTCTCTTGAATATCTATTTTAGTCGTTTAATGGGTTTTTTATGGTTAAAAAGGTCTATTTTAAAGGAGTTAAGTTCTCTGGATATAGCAACTGGCACAGACAACAGCATAATTGCTTAGGTTTTAGCGATATAGACCAAGTTTCGACTTGTAATGCTTGTTCTAAGCCACTTTTTTTAGCTGAAACTGTATTTAATAATGGTCAAGGCTGGAATAAAAAGCACAAAGTAACTAAGAAACTAGCAGAAATGGCTGGAATACCAGCATATATCGTTTGGTATCAGCTCGTTGGAGAGATGATGATCCATGTCCACGTTAAAAAGATAGCTCCAGATTATAAGGATGGTTTTGCATCAGATCCAGTAATGCTAGATCCTGATCATTGGCTTCAGTTCCTGGAGTATCAGCAAGTTAAACATTATCCAGATTGTCCGAAC